GGGGATGAGTATGAATTTGACTCTCCGCTTTGTGGCCAATTGAGGTCACGAGTGGAAAATATAATCTATGAGGCGAAGAAAGGCAATAGGCTTGAACACATATACATGGATTTTTTGAAGGATGAGAGACGCCCCATCTTGAAATCAGATGCTGGGTCATCTAGATTGGTTTCTGCCAGTCCGGTTGACTTACTCATTGCCACTCGCATATACTTTATGGACTTCGTCCGATGGTACATGTCCAATAGGATCCTAAATGGGTCCGCTGTTGGCGTGAATGCTTTCTCCAGTGAGTGGGAAGTTATGAGGAAATGTCTAAATGGTAATCCCAACGTCAAAAATATCATTGCAGGAGATTTTGCTGCCTATGACGCTTGTTTGACACGGCAGATTCAGCAGAGGTTCCTTGATTTTGTTAACAATTGGTACAATGATGGCAATGATTTAATTCGCACTGTCCTGTTTGAGGATGTGTGCAATAGCAAACATATATTTGGTGAACTCGTTTATGAATGGCCTGGGGGTAACCCATCGGGCACTTTTCTCACCACGATTATGAATACTTTTTGCAACAATGTCATTTTGCGGTATGCTGGCATACTGTGCTATGACGAATTCAAGTATGGGCCAGGGCTACACATTGTTAGCACGACTCCCCAAGTCTCGTGCATTCTCCATATGATGGAGGTCCAGCTCTTCATTTTGGCATATGGTGATGACAACACAATTGCTGTGGGTGAGGGACTTAGGTGCTGGTATTCCCAATCCACACTCACGAGGGCATTTGCTAAGTTTGGTTTCACCTACACTAGTGAGGACAAGGGCGATACTGAGGTTGAAGACCATAGATCCATAATTGAGGTGTCGTTCCTTAAGAGGGGGTGGAGATTTGATTCGATTGCAGCAACGTACATTTCTCCGCTGAGTCTGGACACAGTCTTGGAGATGTCTCAATGGACAACGAAGAAAGACAAAGATTTTAATTTTGTCAAGGACACGGTTGACACGACTCTCAAGGAGTTGAGTGCCCATGGGAAAGAGGTGTGGGATAACTGGGCCAAGAAGATTAAAGATGCTTCCGTAGAGCATCTGGGGTACATGTCTGCTATTGTAGATAGGAGGCACGCCTTGAGCCTGCAGATGAGTCGAGAAACTATAAACTAATCCCCTTTAAACCCCGTCCTGAGATGACGTTAAAAGCTCCACCTTGGGGATGGTGTAAACAAACACCTGCTCACTTAGGCTCTGTGGACTAAAATGTGGGTTTTAAGCAGAGTTCGTGTGAGTGGATGGCCCCTCCCGTGGCTTTTTAGCCTTACTGATCATCGAAGGGAAGAGAGACACTATTTCGAAGACCACCCACTAGACACCTGTGACTGAGTCATTGCAGTGTGTCGAACAATAGACTTAGCAAAACTAATAACAATGGTGACGTCGACATCAACTTCGACGGTGATGATATCACTAAAATATCCACAACAGTTCTCGGTGAAAAGGAGACTACGTCAACAACTACGTTTACTAATCAGAACCCAACAAATATACTGAGAGTGGTTTCAGATGTTCCCCACAGTCGTGAGATTGTGAGTTCTGCCACAACAGGAAATCTTGACCAGCGGATAGCTAGTTTCATGGCTAAACCAGTTGTGGTTCGTAGTGGATCCATAACTCCGGCAAACCTTGCCAATTCCTTGGTTTTTAGGTTTTCGATTGCTGCTGAGTTGATTGCAAACCCCATTTGGGCCAATAAAATTGCCGGGTTTTTAAATCTCCGAGGCACGGCCAAGGTTCGTTTGCAGGTCAATGCGAATCCCTTTCAAGCTGGCAGGTTGTTGCTCTGTTATATCCCTCAATATGAGCATTCTCCTAGGACATTTGCGTGCCATTTGAATAGCTTGATGCAGAAGACTCAACTCCCCCATGTTGAGATGAGCCTTCAAGATACAGAAAGTGAGCTCATCATCCCTTACATTGCACCAACTACGTACTATAATAGGGCCAATGGGTTTTATGATTGGGGGACGGTGTTTTGTTACATCTACTCCCCCGTTGCTGTTGGTGCTGCGGGTAATAACCAAGTCACTTATAGCGCGTGGCTATCATTTGATGACTTTGAGCTTGAAGTCCCCATCGTCCCTCAGGCCGGTGGTTTCACAGTCCGCAGTAAGAAGGATGTCATCAAGAAATACAGAGTCAATGCCATCAAGTCCAACTTGGACTCAGAAGTGAACGAGGGCAAGGGCCCAATCTCTTCTATTCTTTCCAATGTTAGTAGCATTGCTACTACACTGTACTCTGTGCCTATGTTGGCCCCAATAGCCGGACCTTCAGCCTGGTTTACAAACATGATGTCTGGCGTTGCATCATCATTTGGCTGGTCTAAACCAATACTTGACTCTCAAGTTTGCCGGATGTTCAGCAATCCCCATGCGTACATTGCTAATGTTAACACTAGTGATGTTACGAATTCTCTTGGTTTGATTGCTGACAATAAGGTATCCGTCATGCCTGATGTTTGTCTTTCGGGTGTTGATGAGATGTCTCTGTCATTCATCAAAAAGCAAAAGGCTTGGTTTCAGACGACAACTTGGTCTTCTACGACATTGCCTGGTGCAATGAGTAGGTTCCTTGTTAGTCCAGCTATATTCCAATCTTTCCCCTCTCAGATACCATTTGGCGCAGCATCTGACCTCAACCCCATGCATTTAACTCCCATTGCTCTGTTAGCCAAACTATACAGGTTTTGGAGAGGATCAATAGAGATCACCATTAAAATAGTGAAGACGCAATACCACACTGGGAGATTGATCGTCTCTCTGTCGCCTGGGTCTGGGACGGGGCCAATCACAAATTCTGATACCAACTATCTTCATAGGGAGATCATTGACCTTAGGGATGGCTCTGAATTTTGCATCTCAATTCCCTATTGTTCTAACACTATGTACATGAACACAGACACTGGTGCAGATTCTAATTTCCCCTTTTATTGGTTTTTGCATGTCAGTGTTCTTAATGAGCTTGTGGCTCCTGAGACGGTTTCTCAGTCCGTTGAGCTCCTTTATGAAGTTAGGGGTGGTGATGATCTGGAGTTCCAGTGTCCCATACCCTTTAATATGACTCCATCGCAGACTATAGTCCCCCAGTCAGGGGGTGATGCGCAGGCCGCACCAATCCTCTGCAACCCAATAGGAGGATCAACCATACATGACGCCAATAAGATGGCCTCTCAATTGTGTGTGGGTGAACACTCCACATCCATTTTGCAGTTGCTTAAGAGATACACAAAGTTATCCAGCAATCTGCTTTGGACTGGCAATGGTGTGAACATTTATCCGTATCTTTGGGGTGGTTACTATACCACGGGTGTTGCTGGTGGTGGTACATCTGGTGCTCTCACCAATGACTATCTTGGACTCTTTGCCGGTTGTTATGCCCACTCGAGGGGGGGTGTGCGATATCGCATTTTGACTGATGCTGTGTCTGAGGCTGATACGTCAGCGGGTTCATTCATTGGCAATCTTGTTCCATTTGACGAGCCAAGCACAAATTACCTAACCTTCATTGCAGCCTCTGCAAATGAACAGCTAGGTCTTTCTCCCCAAGTCATAGCCAATTCCGAACAACTTACTAATGGGGTCATGACGTTCGATACAGCTTATGTTGCTGGTACTTCGATGTCGGTCCCGATGTATTCTCGCACATTCACAAGACTCAATAAAATCATGTACAATAATGATTGGGGTGGTGCCTTGCCCTCCAAGTCACCAGATACTTCTGTTTTTGCGCTCAAGATCATTAGCTCCGCCCCCACATTACCAACCCAGACTGCAATTTTGCGCTGTGCGTCAGATGATTTTCAGTTTTCATTTTGGCTAGGCGTTCCTGCTGTAGGCTGGATAAACCCATAATGACTTATAATGTCAATAAACTTAGAAATAACAAAAACATCAGTAAAATGTATAAAATTACGAAGCTTTCCCCCCCACAGGGGGGGTTTTGGAGCTTACCCTTGGATTACCCTCAAACGATGGTTGTCTGTCCTCGGAAACGAGTGGACTTGTAAAACAAGGGTCCGCTCCTCCTAAGGAAGATAGCCCACAACTTCGGTTGAGGTCCGCAGTGATGAAAAA